CCGTACATAATGCCGAGGTTCACGGTCTTCGCTTGCTTCCTAGTGATGTTCGCAAGGTCCGCAACCATCTGGTGAAGATCAACGTCACCTGTGTGAAACTCTTCCACGATCTGATCCACGATTGGATGACGGATAGTGGACGGTATCATCGAGGCGAAGTGAACGAGGAGCCTTGGCTCTTGGCTCGAGTAGTCAAACGATCCCCACCTCTGGCCCTCCTCTGGTACAAAGATGCCTCGAATGTACCGCTTGATATCAGGGTCACGCGCCGGAAGCTGCTGAAGATTGGGGTTAGACGATGAAAATCTACCCGTCACAGTTCCCCCTGCATCTCTTCGCGTAGAGTGCAACTCGGTGTGGATCCTGCCGTTGTGTTCATGGCGAAGAATGCTATCAATAAATGTGCTGTCCGCTTTGTCAAACTCCCGCAGCTTAACCAGAATCTGGGCAATCTTCTCGGGGTGATCATTGAGAAAGTTCTTGGTAAACGATGGAGCCCCTTTCTCTGTGCGGGGATATTCCAACTTCAACTTATCAAACATCTTTTGGATAGACGCAGACGCCCAGATGTCCACTTCCATACCAGCTTCTTTCTCCAGCAGCCCCCTAAGAAGTTTGCTTTGGGACTGCAAAGCCTTTTTGTTTTGGTCCGCTCGATCAAGATCTACCCGCACACCTTTGGTACGCATGTCCAGAATACAACGAATTAAACCTGTCTCCATGTTCCAAACGTCCCAGAGCTCGTCTTGATCGAGTCGTACTTTTAGAGCGGTCCAAAGCTTGAGCGTGGCAACTGCATCCTGTTCGGCATATGCGCCAACAAACTTAGGGGGCAGCTTGTACATCTCCGACTTAGGGTTCACGCCAAAGTCCGCCGCCGCCGCCTTGAGCAACTGCTCGTTCTTCCGTACCCCAGCGTAGTCACGGGCCATAGCATCGAGGCCAAAGGACCAGCGGTTCTCATCCACCAAAGCACCAGTAACCATCGTGTCAATGATTCGGCCTTTGATCTCCACACCTTCTGCCCTCAACCAACCCGCATCATAGGTTGCGTTGTGCATAATCACGTCCATATCAGGGACAGATAGCTGCTTCTTGATCCACTTGAGCGTGATCCTCGGGTCCATGTTGTGACCGTTCTCATGCCGCATGGGGAAATACCCTTTGTATTCTCCTGCAGCGACAGCAATCCCAATGATATGTCCGTTGTTCGTAGCCCATCCAGGGCCGAGCGTAGTCAGGTGGGGGTCCTTTGTTTCCAGATCGACAGCAACCTCTTTGTACGCAGTAAGGTCAGGGAACTCCGTAGGGATGTTCCAATCGCTTTCGATCACGTTCATCTCACCCTTGAGTTGGTAATTGAGATCACTGGAATCACCACTATCATCTGTAAACAAAAACTTCTGACTCATTTAGCTAACACCTTTCCTAGCCTCTCAAGGATCTTAGCCTCACGCTCAGAGAAATCTGAACCCAATGCACTGTACCCGCACTTGTCGATCCAAGAGTCCTCATGGTCGATGCCATTCAACAGACGGGCAGACTTCATCCAATCCATCATTAGCGCAACGTGTTGTGGGGTAATGAACCCATGGGTGCGCTGTGATTCTCTTACAATTATATTCCATCCATCAGCAATACGCGAGAAGTTCTCGTATGCATCGCCATAATCCTTGGCCCTCTGCCCATTGATCAACTCTTTTGCGGAGTCTAAGACTTCATCTCTGTTCATAACGTGTACCTATATTTGTTGCTGGACTGCAGGATGTATAAGTTATGCCTCGCCCTAGTTACTGCGACATAAAAAGCTCGATGCTCATCGTCAGGAAATTTACTGCGGTCACACGCCTTGGTCGATGCAGTCCAGACCATACAGTTATCATCTTCCCCGCCCTTCATAGCATGGAACGTAGAGACTTTGATCCGAGGTTTAGATAAAAGATTCTCTCCTCTTCGGAAGATAGCATCGATGTACTCTTGCTCGGAGCTCGGCACGTTTAGTATCTCGTATGCGCCGTAAGCCGAGTCCTTCAACAGACCGTAGTCCTTTACCAGTTCTTTCATTGACAGCGTAGTATCTGCAGGTAGAGCGTCAAGCAGTTGCATCGCGCCCCTTCGGACAACAGCGTCCACTCCCTGTTTCTTTACTGAGTCGTACAAACGCTTAACGTCAGGCAAAGGAACTGATCCATCCTTGCACAACTCATCCCAAGTCAAAAGGTTTTGCACCAAGATCTCTGACAAGCTGGACCTACCATTGCGAGAGTACTTGTAGCCCTGCCCTCGCAGATAATTCGCCATCTCTGAGACGTACCCGTTGGTCCGCGCCATCAACGTCCATGATCCTTCGTGCAGCGGGGCCTCTGAAAGATAGTTTATGTATTCGACCTTGCCCTCTTCCTCCCGAGCGGTGAACGTCTTTTCATGGCGTCCCGAAATTCTTTTTGATACAGACAGCGCAAGACGGTGGACAGACTTAGGGATCCGAAACGACTGACTCAGCACCTCGATGTTAGTCGAACAGTTGTTGAACTCCGCAACATCCACGCCTGTCCATCGGTGGATAGCTTGATCATCGTCTCCAGCAACCCAAACATTCTCGGAGCTCGACGCAATCTTACGAGCCATTTCCCACTGCAGCGGGGTGAAGTCTTGGGCCTCATCAATAAACAGGTAGTCCAGATTCGGAGTCTCGCCGTGCTCGATGTACTGTTCTATCATATCAACAAAGTCGTACTTGTCTGTTGATCTTTTGTACTCGACCAACTGCTCGGATAGTTGTTTCAGCTTGGCAAAAAACAAACTCCAATCCGCTTCCTCGTTATACTCCTGTTCGATCTCGATCTTCCGGAGCCGAGCCCTGTTGTCTAGCTGCAAGTACCGTGCTCCTGACCCGCCCACTGTAGGCAGTGTGACCCCACCATCCAATGACGTGTAGTCTTTGCCCTCGAACGTTAGCCCAATCTCACGGCCTATGTTGGCATAGTCTTCGGGGCTCATGATGTCCGTAGTCTTGAGTCCCAGCCCATGGAACCCGAACGCATGAGATGTTTTCATGTAAGGAAAATCTTTGGGCTCCAGATTAAACTTGGCACAGGACCTTGAGATCATTTCCTCGATTGCTTTTCGAGTGAATGAGATCACCCCAATCCTTGAGGGGTGGGCTCCTGAGTCAAGAGCGTTCTGTATTTCCTGTATCAAACGAAATGTTTTCCCGCATCCAGGGGGACCCAACAAGAGCTTACTATTCGGAATCATAATCTTTTCCTCTTGGTCTGTTGTTAACCCAATCCTCGATCTCCAGTAGAACCCAGCGGCTGGCGGATCGTTTGCTGTGCTCACTGCCCAGCACAATAGGCTGCGGGAAGTTTGGATCTGTTTGCGCCAGCTTGTAGACATAGGACCTAGATACCCCAAGCAGATCGGCTACTTCGGATACCCTCATCAGCTTATTAGAACGGGATGTCATTTGATATCTCCTTAATTGGTAGTTCAACTTCGCCTTCGTCAAAGGCAGGAATTATCCAACACCTAAGAGTTGATTTGACTTCGCCTTTCGGGCTGCGCTTAACAATGTTCTGCTTGCCAGTGTCTCCCCCCAAGTCTCGAATCATCTGCATGAGTTGTCCTCTGGTCGGGCCCGAGAATCTACGGTGATGAAGATACTCTAACAAACCATCTAACTTAAACTTCGTTGTACCTGCATCCGTCCATGGCTTTCCCATATCCATTTCCTCTGGGGACATGGCTCGTACATGGCTTGTGCAGTAATTACGCAAGTGATCTTTGAACTGTCCTGCGGTTGTCAGTTCCGGCGGCACTTCTAAGAAGGTCGCACCCTGCATCAAACTGTTGACCAGTTGCTGCCACTTCTGAGGTTTCATCGGCGGAGGCATCATGTTCTTTTGATCCATGCAAGCACGTTGAAACAGCGTTTGATTCTGTAGTTGCTCAGTGCTCAACTGTATTCTGTCTCCATCCACGTCCATGAAAAACAGGCGTGGCTCGGACAACATAATTGTAAGACCACCAACCGAAACAGCATCTGGCGCATCGTTGCCTATACCAAATTTCCTGGTGGCACATACTGCAGGGTCACAGTATCCCCGCATCGGCTCATCCTTACAGGTGTAGAGATACTCTTTTTTCTCATGCTGCTTGGTGAGGTTTACGATCTCACTGGATGGAAGGGGAGGGCTTGCAAGTGTACGGTTGTACCCTTCGAACTCTTGTTGCCACTGGTCAGGGCTCTTCATCTTGCAGTATCTAGCCACGTTAAACAGAGTGTTGTTGCGGAACTCCTCGACAGGTCCGTCCGAGAACAAGTGCTCAAGGCAGGGAGGCCCATCTGTGAAATGCTTTCGAGGCTTGGACAGGCGAAGACCCTCGAGGTCTGACAAAGAAACCCTAGCCTTTTTCACCGCGTCTAGGAACTCATCCAGTTCCATTGCCTCGGCCTTCTTGTTGAAGGCGTATCTCTGTGGAAGTTCGGCGTTGAAGTAGGGCATGTTAATAAAGTTACCCACGTCTCCACGCTCTGCAATAATTGTGTCTTGCTTCGGAAATACTTCGCAACCACTGTAACCCAAGGCTATCGACATTTCTGTCAGGTAATCTCTTATGTCCGCAGCTTGCTCCCAATCCTTCATGAACAGGTAGAGGTGAGCCCCACCTGATTTAGATCGGCAGTGGATTAAAGGAAGCTTCAACTTTTTAATCTTAGCTTGTAGTTCATCTTGGTTCAAATCGTATACATCAATATCCAATGCCCCGAACTGGCATTTGTTCTGGTCGTTGATCGGTATTGCCCCAACGCCGTTCTTCCCATCTATGTGGGATTGAACTAGCTCCTGTGTCAGAGGCTCCCGAACAATCATACTCTTTGACTCTGCCTTTCCATTGCGGCCAACGCGACCAACGGTTGTTGTACCGTGTGCGTTATGAGCCCCAGCAAAAGAGGCAAGCAGTCTTTCTGCCTGTGTCATGCGTGTCTCCTTGGAAAAAGGAGAAGGTTAACAATCAAGATACTTTTGTTAACCTTCTCCAAAGCTACTTAGAACGGGATGGAATCAGCATCCTCTTCAGCACGTTTCTGCTGATGTTCTGGATCTTTAGCAGCTTTTAGTTCTCCCGCAGCAACACTGGTGCGGAAGGTGAGAGCCTCTTGAAGAAGGTCACGGTCATTGACCAAACCAATCTTCTCAATAGCGTAGTTGAACCATGAGCCTTGGTCATTGCTCTCCTCAACAGTGGAGAATTTCCACTGGGTTGCGAACAGCGGCGGTAGAACCATGGCACCTGTCTTGGGGTGCTTGACCTTTTGCATTGCAATCTTTGTCTTCCAACGGCGGCTAACCTTTAGCTGTCTTGACTTCATGTCAATCACAACAGGCTGTGTGATACCGTCTGCATCGATCACCAAGCAGAAGTGTTGGTCCGACTTAACCAGTTCGTGACCGTTGGGAAGTATCTCCTTGGAGCCATTACGAGTTGTCTTCTGGAGAACAGGATCAGTCGGGCTGATCTCTCCTTGGAACCCGCCACCCAAATCACGGGGCACGAACTCAAGGTACTTCACTGTCTGGTAGCAGGGCAGTACAATCATACCATCCTCACCTTTGAACTTGTCACCAGTGACTGTGTTGAACATATCACCTTGCTCCGCACCCTCGATGTACTCTGCTTCCCGCTTCTTTAGCTGGGGAGACATCGCTTGCAAGATACGGATGAACGGGATCTGCATTTCGGAACTGTCAAAGGTTGCACCTTCACCCGCGAACTCTAAGATATCGTCCATGATATCGGTTGAGATTGCGGTTTCTTTCTTAGTTGCTACTGCGTTAGCCATTATACTTTCCTCTTGATAACTGCGGTGTTTGAAATGAATGCCCCGAACATATCGAGATCGATTGGTTT